CGGGGTCCTCGCCCTGCGAGCCCGCGGGCTGGACCCACCGGCCGACCGCCGAGAGGATCGCGCGCTCGCCCTGCTGCGTGTCGGGGTGGACGATCCCGACCTTCGGCACGTCGTAGCGCCACGGCTCGACGGCGAGCCACTCGCGGAAGATCGACGAGCGGGTGCCGGGCACGCGGTACTCGCCCTCGTGATCGTAGTAGCCCATCCGCAGGATGCCGGTCACGGCCCCGAGCGCGAGCGAGTGGACGATCACCGAGAGCGCGGGGTCGTCGCCCACGATCAGGCGGCGCAGCGACGCGATGTACGCGGTCTTCGCGCCCGAGTAGCGCGACACGCTGTTCACGATCTCGGCCGTGCCCGGAAGCAGGTGCAGCGCGTAGTCCACCGTCCAGAGTTCGGGCAGCGTCCACGCCCCCGTCAGCGCGTCCTCGCGGAGCGCGATGTTCCAGCGGTCCTTGAACACCTGCTGGCGGTTCGAGTGGAGGAGCGGGCTGCGGTAGTCGTCGCGGCCCTTCCACTCGGGGTGCCCCGACTTCGCGGAGACGGTCGGCCCGATGACCGGCGGCTTCTCGGGGAAGCCCGGGAAGAACGATCCCCACCAAACGACTGACAGGTCCGGCAGGAGCGTCATCCCGTGGACGGGCTTGCCCTCGATGATGACGCGACGCTGCGCGTCGGTCCACGCTTCGAGGGTCTTGTCTCGCTCGACGCGGGCGAGCGCCTCCTTGCTGACGAGATGCTGCGTCTCCGGCGGGAAGCCGAGCGAGCGCGACACGTCCACGGCCGCGAGGCGCTCGTCGATCTCCGCCGCGGTCAGCGAGAGGAAGGAGCCGCGCGGGTCGTACTCTTCGAGCGCGGCGACCTTCTCGAAGTAGCCGCGCTCGGGCGGCACGCCGTGGAAGCGGGCCACGTGCTCGAAGATCGTGTCGATGTCCTCGTCGGACAGGTACGCCACGATCTGCTTGACGAACTCCTCGTCAACGGGAGGCACGGCCGCGTCTGTGCTCACGCCGAGCAAGCCCACGTAGTCGATCCTCGACGTGTCGAGGTACACCTTCCCGCCGACCGGCTGGCCGGTGAGATGCAGGACGATCTCGTCGCGCGAGAAGCGGGTGCCCGTCACGGCGACGCCCTGATCGCGCAGGAGTTCCAGCGCCTTCGCCTTCGTCGGCGCGGCCTCGTCCCAATCCCGCGATGGGTCGAGGCTGCGGAGGAGCCCGACGTAGTAGTCCCGGTCGCGGAAGGACGACGCGCCCTGCTCGGCGGCGACCTTCTCGTAGAGGTCCCGCAACTGAACGGCGCTGCGGCGCTCCAACTCCGCGACGACCGCGGGATGGACGCGGCTCGGCGCGACGTAGGGCTGAAGCGGGATGAAGGGCGATCCGGGCGTCGTGGGCTCGGAGACGACGAGACGGCCGCCGATCCCGAGGGCCTCGATGTTCTTGAGCGCGCGGCGGATGCCGTAGGTGCTCCACCAGACGGAGCCGCGCGCCAACTCCTCGATCATCGAGAAGAGGATCGTGAAGTGCTGGTTCTTCACCGCGTCGCGCCACTTCTCGATGTCGGTGATCTCGGCCCTGATCTCGCGCAGCCCGTCGGAGCCGGAGATGATGTGCCGCGCGCCGTCCCCGAGTTCCGCGGCGGCGTGCATGTGGACGATCAGGTCCGCGTGCGACGGGACCGACGACGACATGTAGCCGCGGAGCGCCGTCGGGTGCGTGTGGAACATCACGTCGCCCGGGTGCAGCCCGCCCGAGGCGGTGATGACCGGCGGGATGCTGACCGAGGACTCGTCGCCGCGGTAGTAGAGGATGCGGCTCCCGCGGATCACGCCGCCGATCTCGTAGGAGTTCTTCCGCAGGTCGAAGATCGCGCGCACGGGGTCGCGCACCGTGACCTCGCGGAAGGCGTCCTTCAGCGGCTTGGGGAAGCGGTCGGGCTCGATGCGTCGGTAGCCGGAGACGGGCATGAAGCGCCCTGCGATCTCGCGCTCGATGACGGGCGCGTGCGCCTCGCCGATCTGCTCGATGCTGTCGATCACGTCGCGGACGGCTGCCTCGTCCTCCGCGGTCGGGTGCTCGGTGCCGAAGAGCCGCTTCGCCGTGACGGCCACGAAGCCGTACTTCGCCAACTCCGTCGCCCACGTCTTCGCGCCGAAGACCTTCGCGGGCGGACGCAGGTCTTCGAGGGCCGCGTCGGTGGGGAACGCGGCTGCGTAGGTGCAGCGGCAGTTCGGGTGGAAGGGGATGCCGCCCTCGGGGACCTCGTTGATCCTGTACGGGCCGCCGTCCGCGATGGGCGGGCAGATTTCGCAGTGGTACGCGCTCTCCGTGTAGATCACGTCCACGTAGCGCACGCCCGTCTCGGCGTATGCGACCTTCGTGGCCTCGTTGAGCACGTAGGACGACTCGGTGCGCGCGATCCGCATGGCGCTAACGCGAGCGCCGCCCCACCGCTCCCCGAGTTGGGCGCGGTACTTCTTCAGGATCTCGGCAGCGGCCCTCGCCGGGTTCTGTCCCTTGACGAAGACCTCGCGCGTGATGATCTTCGAGATGTCGGCGCGGATCGCGCGCTCTAGCCCGCGGGCTTCGGAGAGGATGCGGCCCTCCGCGAGCGGGAGGACCTGCTGGCGGTGCGTGTAGAAGGCCGAGCCCATCTCCAAGGAGGAGAGCGGGTGCGAGAGCCGCGACCACGGGTTCCTGCGGTCCTCGAAGTGGTGGAGCGTGTCGATCACGCGCTGGAAGCCGAGCCGCTTCGCCGTCCGCACGTCGTCGATCACGGTCTTGGCGAACGAGTCACGCAGTTGCGCGATGGCGCTGTCCATCTGCGCGAAGAAGGCTCGCGCCTCCGGCGTCGAGCGCGACGCGATCTGCTTGAGAAGCCGGTCGCTGACCTTCTCGTTCGGCGTCCGCGTCAGCCGCTCGATGACCTTCTGCACGAACGGGCCGGTGGCCTTGTCGATGCTTGCGAACGCCTCCGCCATGATCCGGCTGACACGATCGACGGAAGCCTTCTCGAACTGATAGTAGGACGCCCGCGTGACCACCGTGTTCGCGGTCACGCGGTGCGCGAGCGAGGTCATCTTCTTCGTGGTCGCGCCGTAGTAGGGCGAGCGCGCGAGCACGGCCGCGAGGTCCTTGGCGATCTCCTCCCTTGACGCGATGGAGAGAAGGTGCTGCGGGATGCTGACCAAGTGAGGGTCGAGGAGGAGGGCTTCCCACGCCTTCTCGACGAGCCCGTCGGTGATCGCGCCCTTGCCGTGGATCAGTTCGAGGAGCGCGCGTCGGCTGAAGCCGAACACGGCGACGATGACCGCCTCGTCCGCTAGTTCGGCGACCGTCTCAAGGACGGGCCTCTCGCCCGAGACCTGTGAGGCGGTGGACATTAAGCCACCAACCGATCTTTCTTTTTAGCGTTGCAACCGAAGTGTGCTGTCCTGACGTTCTCCTTCGTATGATTTCCTCCGCGAGAGAGCGGGATGACGTGGTCGAGAGTCGGTAGATTCCGGCGTTCACTCGCTTTGCGAAACGTCTTCTTCCCGCACAGATGGCACTTCCACCCGTCTCTGCGGAAAATCTCTAGCCGATCTATTCGCTCAACCGAAGATGCGCCGGACAGCCGCGCTCTTCGACGCCGCGCCCTGTCAAGAACGCGATCAGGATTTTCCCTATACAACCGCCTAGCGCGAACACGAGCGGAGTCGGGGTTCTTGAGCGCCCAAGCACGGGAATAAGCGCGCGTCTTCTTTCGATTGCGACGCTGCCACGCTCTGATCTTGCCGGGGTTCGCACGAGCCCATTTGCGCCATCTACGTCGATTGTGTTCTCGTCTTGCGTTTTTCGTTTTTGCGTACTTCTCTCTGCGAGCCTTACAGATTGCCGCACGATTCGAGGCGTACCATCGAGCCATGAGTGCCCTGTGCTTCCTTCGCTCTCGCGCATTCATGCTCACGGACTTCCGGCAGGAGGGCTCTTCTTCGGGCTGCCGTCGATACCCGTGGTTCCGGGTGCGGGCTCGACCGGCTGATCGAGTCCCTTGGACAACCGGGCCTTCTGAATCTTGGACTCGATATCGGCCTCACGTTCGGCATCGTCTTCCCGACGACGGAACTCGTCATCAAGACTCAAGCCGAGACGCTTCGCCGCTGTACGCTTGCTCATGTAACCGCTCGCCACCGCGCTCGCGTTGACCTCCTCGACGGCGCTCTCCTCGGAGCGGATCAGGTTCGGGAACTCGACGCTCCCCTTCCACAGGTAGTCCGCCCCGAAGTCGTCGAAGGACTCGGAGAGCCCGCCGTAGACGGCCGCGTGCATGAGCACGATCTGGTAGAGCAACTCGAACGCGGTCTTGAACGTGCCCTGCCGCGCCTCGAACTTCTTCAGGACCGGGAGTTCCTGCGTCGTCGTCGAGGCGAGGTTCGCGTTCGAGCCGTCCGCAAGCATGTATTCCGCGAAGCCGACGCCCGCGGCGATGACGAGGAGGATCGCGCGCCGGGCCTCGCTCTGCGAGGAGTTCGGCCCCGTGAACTCCATGACCTCCCACACTTCCTTGTCGTTGTGGACCGGGTTCGACCCGATCTTCCATCCCTTGTAGCGGGAGATCGCGCGCTGAACGTCCTGCTCGTCCCCGTCAACGATGGTGATGTCGTAGCAAGGGCTGCGATACAGTTTGTTGATGATGACGCCGTCGCGCAGGTACTCCTTGTAGTTCTCCAACCACTCTCCGATGCGGACGAAGTCGGGGTATCCGAAGGGGTCGTTCGGGTCGGAGTTGAACTTGATCTGGATGATGCAGCCCTTGTCGGCGTCGGCCACCGGGTCGTATTTGTCGAACGGCCGAATCTGCATCGGCACGACCGCGTTGGTGTCGGGGTCCTTATACTCGAAGTGGAAGAAGTAGACGTTTGACACGTCCGTCGGGTCGTGCTCGACGGCGGTGATGTTCTGCGGGTCGATCAGCGTGAGGCGCGTGTCGCCCTTGATGTCCACCTTGCGCTTGCCCGCGACCATGTCTTCGAGGATCGGGCGCAGCCAGAGGTAGAGGTCGCCCTGATAGACGCTCATCGCGCCGAGGCACTTTTCCTTTTCGCCCATCTGGTTCTTGCGGCGGAACCGCTCGACCCACTTCTGCGCCTCCTTGTCCTCGAACGAGACGGTCGTCCCCGCGCCGAAGAGGAAGTGCTTCGTCGTCTCCGCGATCTGGCCGCCGAGCGGGTCGGAGATGTAGAGTTCGTAGGACCGCTGAAGGATCTTCGTGCGGTCGCCGGGCGCGGACTTCGCCGCTTCGAGTTGCTCGCCCGAGACGACGGTGCCCGCGGGAGCGGAGCCGCCAGCGGCGAGCGAGATGGACTCGCGGACCTCGAAGGGGACGCCGTCCTTCACCTGCGCGGTGACCTTCAGCCGGAAGCCGCCGCCGTACTTCGAGGCGGCCAACTGCGCGCGGCCGTCGTCGAGGCCGCTGCGGCGGAGGATGCCCGCCTCGTCCACCACGAAGCCCTCCGGCACCTTCGGGGCCGCGGGCGCGAGCCGCTTGCGGGCGTCTGCGAGCGTCGTCGTCACGTGGCTCCTCCCGCGAGCGCAGGGCGGCCGTCGGGAGCCGGACGTTCACGCGAAGGCGTCGGGAGAGCCTCGCCGTGCTCCTGCATCCAATCGACCACGCTGCTCGCCGTCCAACCTTTCCGTCGGAACCAGACCTCGATGATCTCCGTCGTCACCCCGTCCACGCCGCCCTTCGTCACGCCGTACACGTAAGAAATCCCGCGTTCGGGAAATGCGATGGTGCGCCGGGTGGAATCGTAAGCGGTGCTCGGGCGCAGGATCACCTTGTAGGCGTCCTCGCCGACGATGGGAATGAACCTCTGGCGGTCGGCGGCGCTCATGCTGCGAAGAAGAAGTATTTCCGTCCGTTGATTTTGATGATCGGTGCGAAGTGCGCCACCATCCTAGACGCCGATGCACTCCCTCCCGAAGGCTTCTTGAACTCCGAGACGTGGAATGCGGGCTTGTGAAAAGTGAGATCAGCGAAATCATCGCCGGTCCCGCCAGCCGAGCCGCCGAACGCCGGGCTCTTCGGCTTCTGAAGGGTGGCGGCCTCCATCGCGCCCACGAGCGCGTCCACGAGGTCGTCGCCCATGATCTTGTTCGTCGGGGCGTATTTGTCGTAGCCGCCCTGCGTCGGCGTGCTGACGATCCCCTCCATCTGGTCGAGGAGCCGCTGCACGGTCTTCGTCTCGTGCTCGCTCCCGTCGAGCGGCCGGATGACCGGCGGGAAGAGAAGGCCGCGCTCGTAGACCGCGCGCTGCGTCCGCATATACATCTGGTGGCGGCGCGGCCCCGAGTAGATGACGGGGATGATCCACCACGACTCCCATCCCTCCTTGCCGTCGCCGTGCCCGTACTTCTTCGGGTCCAGCCGGTGGATCTTGAGGTCGTAGGCGTCCTCGCAGATGTTGTGGATCAGCGTCGTGTCGTAGGAGTCCCCGACGCCGCGGGCCGGGCGGAAGTAGGAGTTCAACTCGCGGAGCCGCTCCCTGATCTGCTGCGGCGGCGCGAGCGCGTCGAACTCCTCGCACCAGATGACGGCCGCAAGGCCGGGCTCGATCACGTCGAGGTAGACGACCGAGGTCTTCGAGGACTTGCCCTCCTGCTGGCCTTGGCCCGCGAAGTCCAGCCCGCACACGACGATCCCGTGCGGGCGGTAGCGCGCCGTACGCCGCGGCAGGTTCACCACGAACTCGACGCCGCGCACGTGCGTCGCCGTGCAGCGGTGCAGGTAGCGCGTGGGGAAGAAGTTCTTCGACTCGGTGTAGAGGCAGAGGTAAGTGCGGGCGAACTGCTCGGGCGTCATAATCGCGCGCTGCGCGTCGATGTAGTCCTCGGAGATGACCCCGAACGCCACGCCGTCGTGACAGTCGAAGACCGGCGCGGTCACGAAGCGCGCTGACGCGGGCGTGAGCGCGTCGGGGTGCTCTAGCCGGTAGAGGTTGAACATCCCCTTGATCGTGCCGGAGGCGATGGTCTGGCACTGTCCGATCACGCCGTAGTCGTAGTTGTTCTTCAGTTGCGCGCCCGTCGGCATGATGCGCGTCTGAAGCGTGTCCCAATCCATGTCGTCCAACTCTTCGAGCCAGATGTGCGTCGAGCCGAGGCCGTCCACGCTCGACGCCTGTCCCTTCGCTTGAATCACGGAGCCGTTGCGGAAGGTGATGCTCTCCTTCCCGATGGACACGCCGCCCGAGCGCCGCTCCAACATGCGGAGGAGCACCGGGCTCTGCATAATCATCCCAGCCATGTAGCGGACGTTGCGCTTGGACTGTTCGAGCGCGGGCGCGAAGATGTTGACCTCGGAGAAGGGCTTCTTCGCCGCCTCGCGCAGGAACCACGAGGCCACGGGGTAGGACTTTCGGATGCGCCGCGACCCCTTGACGATCACCCGCGGGTTCTTCTCGAAGCACTCGTAGTAGAGGAGTTGGTGCGGGTCGAGCCGGACGCCCGTGATGTTCTGGTGCCAGAGGTAGCCTTCCCCGGGCGCACCGAACCGCTGGACCTCCTCTAGGAGCCCGCGAAGGCCGGATTCACGCTCGGCCATTCGCCATCCCTCTCATGTTCTGCAAGACGCGCACGCCGACGGTGGACGGGTCAAAGGAGAACGAGAGGCCGGAGGAGGCGCCAGCGACGACATCCGCGGAGCGCACGATGCCCGGGTGCAGGTTCGGGCCGAGGTCGGGGAAGAAGTCCTCGTCGGCGCCGAACGTGTCGCGCAGGATCGAGTGCTGCGAGAGGTAGCCCGCGAGGCGCGCGACCTCCGGCTCGCTCTCGTCCCCCAGCCGGAACTCGGTAGGCGGGCTCACGCAGAGCGGGCCCACGGGCACTACGAACTCGAAGGGCGGCGTGTCCTCGCTGCGGACCGGCCGGTGCCAGATGCCGAACCCGGCGACCGCCACGTCCTCGTTGCGCCGCAGCGCGCCGACCACGACCTCTTGGAGGGCGACCAGAAAGCGGTCCACGTCCTTCTTCGGCAGCGCCGCGCGGAGCGCGATGGCGAGGGCGAGGGCGTTCGCGTCCAAGGAGAGGCTCCCGTCTCACTCGGTCGGCGGAGGAGCGGGTTCGAGCGGGGGACGCTCGCCGCCGTTCATCCGCTGGAAGATCGGGTCGCGTGCGCGTGCAGCCGCGGCGCGGCCGACAGCCTCGCGCATCTGGTCGAGGCGCGCGGCGAGTTCCCCCTGAACCAAGAGGAGCGTCTTCTTGCCGCCCTGCCCGGACTCCTCCATGAGCACCATGCCGTCGGTCTTCGCGGGCGAGCCCGACGACTTCGGGGTGAGGAGGAACTGCGACGGGTCGATCAGGCGCGTCTCCTTGAGGAGCATCGTGAGGCGCGGGTACAGCGGGTGCTCGCGCTTGCGCGTCAAGGGAACGCGCAGGATCACCGGCTTCTTCGCGCCGTCGAAGACGACGCTCATGTCCGGGTTGCGGGCGACCTCGTCCCGGTAGATCGGGAAGCCCTTCGCGTCGAAGATGGGCTCCTCGACGCACGCGCCGTCCGCGATGATCCGGTCGAGCAACTTCGTGATCTCGATGAACACCGCCCCGGTCATGCGACCGGCGATGGCCCGGATCGAAGTCTCGTCGCCGTCCGTGAACGCCTTCTCGACCGCCTTCAGGCGTTCGAGGTCGAGTTCGCACTGCTCGCCGTCAAGGGAGCGCCGCGCGGCGATGGCGTCCTTGAAGTGGTGGCAGCCGTCGCCAGCGCCCACACGGAACTCACAATGGACCGTGCAGAGCCGGACGGGGTAGTCCGAGCCCGAGGGCTTCCCGCGGGCCTCGGAGCCGCCGCCGCGCGCAACCTCGTCCTCGACCTCGCGGGCCGCCGCCATGCGGTCCTCGATGGCCCCGATGCCCTCGGGACCGACGTGCGTCAGCGCCCGCGCGAGGGACTCCCGGGCGATGGGCATGGCGTCGGGCCGGTCCACGCCCCTCGTGACGGGCACGAGCCGAATGCGACGGCGGTGTCCATTCGACGGTGCGGGCTGATCGGCCATGCGGCCGATCCTAACACGAGCACCTAGTTTTTTCGGAGCCCTGAATCGAACGAGATTTCCGCGATCACGGAACCGCCTCGATCTTCGAGATCGCGGATTCGCTCGATGACCTTCGGGTCCTTGCGGCCCGGGAAGGGGTAGCGCACCGTGAGGTACGTCGCGGTGATGCGCGTCGCGTTCGAGTCCTGCGCCGTGACCTCGAAGGCGACGCTCCGACACAGGACGATCTCATGCTCGGCCGCGGCGAGGCACTCGACCTCGTCGAGCACGCGGAAGCGCAGATCACTCGTCCGAGTCGGGAGGGACTCGGACGACACGACGAGGCGTGAGGTCCGGGGACTCGTAGGCAGTTCGGTGATCGGCAACTTGACCCTCCTCGACGACGAGTTCCACGTGCTCCTTGCCGTAGCGGTTCTGCAAGGCCGCGAGGGCTTGCAGAACCGCGGGCGCGTTCTCATAGCCCTTCGGGACGACGAGACGGTGAGGGATGGGAGGCGGGCGGCCCTTGCTCATCCTGCTCGAATGCGCTGTTCCTGCCGCCGGGTGAAGGTGCGGACCCGGTGGCAGTTGGCGCAGACCAAATCGCACTTCCACATCTCTCGAATCAGCACGGCTTTGGTAGTGGTCCCGTGCCGAGCCAAGGCGCTCACCCCACCACGCACCTTCTTGGTCCCGGGTTGGTGATCGAAGTCCATCGCCTCTGGATGAAAACGCCCACCGCAATCCGCGCAGGGTCGGCCGGTCTTCACTTCACGAACGAAGGCCGAGTTGGCAGCAATCGCGGCCCTGCGCTTCTGCATCAGGCGGCCCTTGTGACGCTTCCAGAAGCGCCGTCTGATGGCCTTGAAGACCTCCGGGTTCTTCGCCCGGTAGTCCTTCTCGTAAGCGTTCTTGTCGCGCATGGGCTTTTAGCCTACCACTCCGGTTAGAGAGCGAACAGGCCGGGTTCCGTGAGAGCGAGGACAACCGCCTTGACTCCAAGGCTGGTGAGGGCCTCGTAGTATTCCTCGGACAGGTGATCGGATGCCTTGTCGTGAGCGCATTCGTGAATCACCAGCCCGAGAAGATAGTCGCGGTCTTCCCACCGACCGCGCATCCCGGGATTGTAGAGCGAGAACCGCTTCAGGCCGAGGAGCCCGCTCGCGCTCCACGAAGCGGCTATCCGAACCCCCATCGGATAACTCGGGAAGATCGCAACCGGGAATTCGCAGCCCAAGATGCGCTCTCCGATCCTCTTGATGAAAGCGACAGCACGAATCTGGAATTCCCCGTAGCGAGAGGGATCGACCGGATCCATCACCGGGGCGTCGGGGTTCGCCGCTGAACGAGCGGCCCACGTGCCAGCGGAAGACGGCGTGACCTGTCCGGCGGGCTTGAGGAGGTCGAGCCCCTTGTCACGAAAGCGGCGGACGTTGGCCGCGGCATCGCCGCCGAGAGAGCGGCCGTGAACGACGGTGTAGCCACTCGCCACGGCGAGTTTATTGGCTTCCGGGTCTGAAGGATCGAACATGACCCGCTTTTCTGTGTACCTCTTGTCGAGCACCGAGCCGAGGGCGTCGGCCTCGATGTCGGGCGAGGAGATCGCCTCCTGCACCCACCCCGCGCCCGCGTCCTTGATCTCGCGCGCCATCTCGTTCACGACGAGGGCGAGGACCTTGCGCTTGTAGGCCGGGGTGATGTTGTCGCGGTCCACGTTCAGCGGGACGCGCTGCGCCACGTCCACGTCCCACTCGCACTCGATCTCGACGACGGGAATCCCCATCTCGTAGACGAAGCGCGTGCCGTGGGCCTTCAGGTTCGGCTTGTGGATCGAGACGGTCGTCTTGCGCTCCGTCGGCCGGAGCACGCCGTCGTCGCCCGAGATCACCGTGGGCAGCGTCGCCTCGACGGTGCGGAGCGGCGCGGGGACCCACCGCTGCTCGCCGTTGATCGAGAGCGTGATCGTCGGCGGCGGGAGGACGCAGGAGGCCAGCGCGAGCGCCTCTTCCATCTCCTCGTCGGTCATGCGGACCTCGACGGTGAGCGTCGAGCCGCGCTCGGTCTTCGTCGCGCTCTTGCGGCGGCCGTCCTCGTCGAAGATCAGGGTCCCCGTCGTGGTGACGATCATCGCCTTGCGGGAGAGCGCGAGAATCCACTTCTCGCCCACGTTGAACCGGCCGCGCAGCGTCGCGTCGCCCTTCTTCTTCGACTCCGCGAACATGCGGTAGGCGTGCGTGAGGTCCGACCAGCCCTCGGGGGCGTCGTCCTCGACGCGGATGACGGCGAACGGCGAGCCGGGGATGCGCTCGACGGTCACGTCCACCTTCGTCACGCCCTTCTCGTCGAGCGCGTTCTGGATCGCCTCGAACAGGACGAACGCCTTCGGCTTGCCCTCAAGCGTCTTGGCGAGTCCCTCACGGTCCACTTCAAGCCATGCGTTGCTCATCGTCTCCTCGGGGGTTTGGGTTTCGGTTCGATCCGACCCCCGCACTCTAGCCGACCGGAGGAGACTCGTCAAGGGAAATAACGCCGGCCTCCGGGTCGGACTCGAACCGGCGCCCCTGCGGCGTGTCCACGAGCCGGGGGTTCACCCGCACGGTCATCGGCCCGAGGACGGGGTGCGGGACGCCCTTCGCGCTCACGTCCCGCCACTCCCGGACGAGGAGGAAGAGGTTCGGGTAGTCGCGGCTGCGGACCGCCTCGCCGGGGTCCTCGGCGTGGGTCACGGCCATCGGTCCTTTTCCCTTGACCCACTTCCAGACCTGCACCTGAAGCACGCCGCCCTGCCACGAGCGGCCGACGAGGTAAGAGCCAGCCTCCATGTCGAGACCGGGGTACGCCTCGGGCCGGACGAGCGTCAGCGGGACCACGAAGCGCCCGGTGACGTGGGGGCGGACCTCGCGGACCCGCTGGTCGAGCGTGCCCGGCAGGATCAGCGCGCTCGGGATCATCGTCGCCATCGCGTGCCACTTGCGAGCCGTCGCCGGAGCGAAGACCGAACGGTCCGGGCACTCGACGACTTCGTGGTGGGGCATGACTCGGCAGATCGGTGAAGAAGTGGTGGAGGCGTCGGGCATCGAAGCCCGAGTCCGAACCGATCCGGTGTCGTCGTCACTACGCGCGTGTCGCAGCCGCTCGATGTCACCCGTTCGGACCGCGGCTACGCGAAGGTCCTATGGGCCAGCCCCGAAGTCTCACCCGCGTCGTCGAGACACCCGACGCGAGCCAGCCTGATTGATGACGCTCGTTCGTCTCCCACAGGCGGAGAGAGACGACGAGCGCGCGAGCGGTCCTCTAGACCGCTGCGAGGGCGGTTCCCTCGACGAGGACGCTTGCGTCCTCTGCCGAGAGCCCGTCCGGGATGCCGTTGGCATCTAGGTTTTGATCGGCTTGTTCACGGGGTGGCTGATCGGCCCCGGCGCGCGACCACGATCCGACTCGTCCGTCGAATCCTGTCGCCCCCACGAAATGCGAAAGAACACGAGCACTATACGATCCGCCTTCCGAGGACGCCAATAAAAAAGTATCTTGTAGATTTTTTGAGATCAGATTCTATGATCGAGAGATATGAAGACCTGCACCAAGTGTCGCAAGCGCAAGCCTTTGGATCAGTTCAGCGGGCGAAAGGCATCGAAGGACGGCCTTCAGTTTTGGTGTAAATCATGTCTCGGGTCTTGGAACAGCAACTATTACATCGAGCATGGCGCGACACGAGCGAAGCAAAAGTATTCTCCACACAAAAGCAGACAGAGACGCAGACGGGTCTTCGATTTCCTCTGGACCTACAAGACCGAACACCCGTGCGTAGATTGCGGGGAGAAAGATCCCGTGGTGCTAGAGTTCGACCATGTACGCGACAAGAAGGTCTTCGGAGTGGCAGAGGCGGTGAATCGCCAAATCTTTGGACCTCGCCTAGAAAGCGAGATTGCAAAGTGCGACATCCGGTGTGCGAACTGCCACAGGAAACGTCACCACCGCGAAGCGAGAGCCCCAACGAAGATCGGAGGGGACTAGCGCAAGGTGACCGAGCAAGCCCCGCTGTTGGCAGCGGGGCTTGCTCGGTGGAAACCCGCGCTACGGCTGCTCTTCGGGCGTCCCGACGACCACGGGGCCGAAGCCGACCGCGGGGCCGCTGGTCACGACGAGCGGCTCGATGCCGCTGATCTCGGTCACGCCGTCGCCGAGGTCGGCGTCGGCCGTGAACGTGATGACGGCGCCCGTCACCTCATTCTCGTTGGCGCCCGCGACGAGGCACTTGAACTCGTTGCTCGGGTCCTGCGTGAGGACGGCCGAGTCGTCGCTGCACACGAATTTCATGGACCCCGGCTGGATCTTCGCGGGCTTCCCCTTCCTGTCCACGGGCTTGCCGACCTCGATCGTGACCTGCTGGCTGACGGTGATCTTCATGGCGCGGATGTCTCCCTCGACGACAAGGCCCGTGTCGAGGTCCACGAGCCGGTTCAGGACCAGACGAACTTGCGTGGCAGGGCTCTCGCACGAGAGCCTACGTGACAGCCACGCGAGGAACTCGCAGATGCGGCTTCCCACCGCCGGACGGCTACGTGACGGTGACGAGGAGGTCCCCGCCGACCTGCTGCCCGCTGCCGTCGTCAGCGGAGACGTTCAGCACGCACGTCCCGACGGCGAGCGCGTGGACGTTCAACTGCACGTTCGGCGTCCCGAGGGGCTTCAGCACCGTCGGGTCCGAGAGAGTCCACGAAGGCAGACCGTTGATGCTGCCCGGGTTCCCGTCGGCGTCGAGGAACACCGCAGCGAAACTGCGGTTGCCTTGGGCGAGCGGGAACGTGGCAGTGCCGTTGATGACCGCGTGCGTGGCTGCGTTCATAGAAGGACTCCCGGACGAAGACCAGCGTACCCGAGCGGGGGGACGCTACTTCTTCGGAGGAGCCGCCGGGGCCTCGGGGGCGGCCTTCGCCTCCACCGCGAACGCCATCCCGGGCTCGATCACGACCGTCTCGTCGGCCGCCACGTCCTTGAAGCGGGGCTCGCCGCCAGCGAACGCGCGCCGGACGACCTGCCGCTCCTTGATGTCCACGAGAGCGGCGATGCTCTTGTAGTCCATCTCGGCGGTGACGCCCGTGTCCTCGGTGAACCGCTTGCCGTTGACGAGGATGAAGAGGGGCGGCGTGGGCTTGTCGGACTTCGCCGCCGCGCTCTTGCTGGGCTGGCTGGCGTGGCTGGCGTGGCTGGGATGGCTGCCGGACATGGGGACTCTCCTCGGCTGAAGGGACACCGTATCGCTTTGGATGCCGCCTACGGTCCGGTGGCGGGGGCAATCGCAGCCGGAGGAGGGGCTGCGATCTGCTTCGGCTCCGGCGGAGGCTGCTCCTTCACGACTTCCACTATCCTACCATCGCTCTTGATGGACACCGGGATCACGGGGGCCGGGGAGTTGTAGACGGCCATCGCGGAGACGGTCTGCGCCCCCTCCCCGCCGAAGTAGTGCCGCAGAATCCAGATGGCGGCCGAGATGACGAACGGCAGGATCGGCCGCCACTTCTCGGGGACGGCGTCCCTGATGGCGTCCACGTTCTCTTCGAGCCACGCGATCATGGCTCCGACGAGCACCGGGACCGCCGCGCTCTTCTGCATGAGCCCCTGCACCGGGAGCGCGTAGTCCACGCCCGCCACCTTGTGGGACAGGACGGACTCCGTGACGGCGGTGGGCGCGGGGATCGGCGCGGGCGCAGGGACGACGACGGGGACCGGGGCAGGAGCCGCCGGAACGGGCGCGGGGACCGGATCGACCATGACGACGGGCCTCCTACTTCGTGCGCGACCTCGGGACGAGGGAGTAGCCGATCACGGTGTCCTTCGAGCGGTCCGCCGCGTCCGGCGCGTTCACCTGCACGTCGAGCCACTTCGGGTCGCCCTTCGAGCCGAGGGCGGGCCAGCGCAGTGAGCGCGTGCCGTCGCGCAGGTCACGGTCGCCGAAGGGCTCGCGGCCGA